ATTTAACATTGGACTAACAGCAGATGCACTTGCAAAAAGATTATCCGCAGACACGCCCAACATATCACCTCGTATATCAGCTTGCACTCCTCTTGTTCTCATTTGATTTACAGCTTTAACCTTATTAGCATTCATTGTTAATTTATCTATTTCTCTCATAATTTTGCTTGAAGCAAAAGCATCTGCGGTACTACCAACACCCATTTGTATACCTCTAGCAGCAAAACTAGCTCTTGCTTTTCCTTCTTTTAACCCAGCAGCCATTGTTTTTGTCATAGCTTGCCTGTTATATGCTCTTGCTATTTGTTGTGCTTGACTTTCTAACATATCAGCATTTATCTCAGCCATATCCTGTTGATGCTGTATAGATAATGCTTGACTTTTTAATTTATATCTTTCAGCAGAAGCTTGAGCACGAGCAGATATGAATCCTTGAAACATACTGCCTATTGACATTGCACCGCCAAAACTTTGCCATTGTTCAGAAGTTATTGCCATAAGCCCAACACATACTTATTTTTATACTATACAGACAGTTTATCTGTTTACGGTCACACTATCCACCTATAGCAACTTCTAAAGTAATTCCAACAACTGTAAGTGGCAATGGATCATTTTGCCTTATAAATATTTGACCATAATCTTGCCAGGATGGTGTCAGCATAACTTTAATATCTTCGGTTTTTAATGATGGTGGTGACCCATATGGTTCTGTTGTTCTTTGTTTTGCTTCAACTAATTTATTTTCTGTAGGGCCAACAAATATACCAGAACTTTCAAATACACGAAGCCATGCATGATTTATATTTTTAACACGACCTTGACCACCTGCTTCTGCTTTAAGCATTAATGGTAATGTTTGTAAATCGCATACATAAGGTAAACCTATATGAACAACACTAGCTGCACGATTTAATACAATACCGCCATTAGAATCTACAACAACTGAAGGATGTGTAGCACCATCAGATAGTATGCTTACTGTTTTTCCTATTAAATGATTTAAACCTACTAATGTTTTTTCTGCAATTTCATAACTAGTTATAGCTGTATTTTGCAAACTGCTTGGCAAATCTCTATCTAGTTTGACAGTTGCAGTATGGTCATCAGCAATTGTTATAATATCGCATCTATAAGTTTCTGTACCATCTACTATAACTATCGCATCATTTAAATCTGTAGTAAGACCGTTATTGCCAACTTTAAATGCAGGTATAGAAGATGGAAATTCTAAAGTAACTAAACTACCTTTTGTATAATTACCACTGCTTGTAATAGTTACAGTTCTTGCTAAATTTGTATTTGTGCCGTTATATGTTAGTCCACTGTCTACAAAAAAACTATCACGTTGCGTTGCATATTTTCTTGTTCCCATACGTTCTACATATCTTTTTGTTGCACCATTAATAGTTCTTTTTACAACACAATAAACAGCATCTACACTGTCTTCAGCGACAGCTGTAACGCTTTCAAAAACACCATCTGTATTATGTTGATGCCATGCTCCAACTTGTTGTTCAGGAACGTATGTTAGACCTAACAATTTACCTTCTGTATTTGTCATCCATACAATAGGTGTTGGTGCTTTAGCTAACGTCATATCTGTTATGTCAAAACCATCAAACAAATGTGCTGCTCTAATAGATAAATCTCCTGTTATAAAACCATTTGATTGCCAGTTATATCCAAGTTCTCTTGCGTGACCACCACGACTTGCAATATAAACCATGCTGTTATTTACAATTACTGGTTGAGTATCATTAGCACCAATGTATGATTGTGGTTTTACCGATACAGATGTAGGTGTTATTGCATCACTATTAATAGATGTAACTCTCCATTCAGCAGCTTCTGTCATAAATAACAATTGCGTTAACGGAACTATGTGTTTGATTCTGTTTGCTTCACGAGCAGCAACTTTAAATTTTATACGGTCATCATCTCTTATAGGTATTTTGAAAGACATATCGCTTTCTGTACCTGATCTAGTCATAAATATTGTTTGTGGTTCATTGTTTGTACCAGCAAAAACTCTACGTTGTTCAAAATAAGAAACAGCAGAAGGAAAATTATTTGCACCCGAAAATGTAGTTTCGTACCTTGGTGGTGTTACAGAAAAATCTGGAGCAACGTTATTATCTACAACTTGATGTACATAACCAATTGTACAATTTGCATTTGTATTATTACCTTCATTTGTAGCTGTATCGTATGTAAATTCACTACTACTAGTTCTTGTAATAATAAATTTTCCATTGTTTAAAGTACCATCTACTTTTACTACGTTTACAGTATCACCAGTTTCAAAACCATGATCTGTTTTTGTTATTGTGACCGTATTATTAGATGTTGTAGAAGTATATGTAGCAGCAACTTGAGCAGTGCTACTATGTTCTATCTCTCCAATAAAACCATACAATCCAGCTTGATTTTTAAAAACTCTGTATCTTGATGCACCTGTAACTGCATCCCATATAACTGTATTTTTAGCCCCAGTAACAAATATATTAGTAGAAACAGTAGCAGAATCTGATTGCACACTTTCTTGTACTCCATCATCAGCCAATGCTGTTACCACATATGTATGTTGTTCAAAAGTATCTGTATCTGTACTGCTAGACGAAGGAAGATATGCACTAACAGATACATTAGTTGGTGCTGTAATTGATGGATTAAAATTAATTTCTCTAAATTCCCATTTTGTTGCACCTAGCCTTCTTAATTCTGCTGGTTCGTGATTAGGATGTACTAACGTCATTACGTCAGACGATTGCACATATTTTATATCAAACAATTCTGCTTCTAAATATGGTGATGGCACTTCGTATGTCATGTCAGATGGCAATGCATACCAATTTGTAGCGTTTGGTGGTGTGCTATTAGAATGTGCTGTTTTAGCGTAATAATTTACACCGTTATATAAAGCTATATCTCCTACAGAATAATTAGTACTGTTACTCCATGCTGCTCCATTTGAATATTGAATTGTCACACCATTAGTGTGAAATCTAAAATATTGATTACCTATTTCAATAGCCATTGTTTGCGACACGTTAAACCTAAATGGTATTAATCTGGTTTTTTTTGTTGAATCTTTTACTTCTTTTACAAACGAAAATCCTGGTCTATTCATTGCTGGCCCTTGTGGTTTAGCAATAAAATTAAGCATTTTAGCTGCACCTTGTTGATATTTAGAATCATCAATACGACCTAGCATTTCTGGTGATATTTCACCACTAGAAAATGATTTTAAAAACGTGCGTGTAACTGGCATTTATTACCTCCCAGATGTCCAGGGTACAATATGTTCTACTGTTATATCTCTATGTAAATTGTCTTGTTGTTTTGCAGTTGCAAAATATCGTGCCATCATCTCTGTACATCGTTTTGCTTCTGCCATACCTTGATCACCTTTAATAACTGGCCCTGCCAACATAGCTGCTAATTGCCATGACAAAGTAACAACAAATAATGGAGAAAATTTTGTTGAATCAGTTATTAATGCTTGATATCGCAACATTGCGTTTTCTTGATTTGTATAAATATAATTTCCTTCTACTACAAATTGCTGTGGTGTATATTGTCCAGCTAATATTGTCGGAGAATAATTAGATGTAATACCGCCTGGTGTATCTCCAGAAGACATTCTTGTAGCGTAATCGTTTTGTGCTGTCGGAGATATTATTGCGACAGGTGTCATCATGTCAGCAGGTGCTGCGTATGCATATTCCCATTGGTCAACTGTATTTATAACAGTTGGCATAGTTGATCTTTTTGATGCAAAATTCCAGGTATGTGATTCTAATAAAGTATTTCTGGCTATAGGGTAAAATCTTGCAGCTTGTTCTGCTTGTGCTGATCCTTCTGGTGGATCTATTGAAGCAATAGTTGCATCATCGCCTAAATGTGCCAAGGCAAGGTTGCAAATATCTATTTCAGTTGCCATAACATCTCCTATAAAAAGAGGAGGTTAGCAGTATTACTACTAGCCCCCATAAAAAAGTAAGAAGACCAATACCTATTTACCAGCAGTTTCAAGTTGATTAATAAGAGTTTCTTTTGTTTGCCTTCTATCAAGCTCCACACCAATAGAACGACCATATACTTCGAGTTCTGCTTTAGTCATTGACTCATAGTCAATTGATTGAGTAGTTGGCTGAACATCTTCTGACGGTACGGTTGTGTTTGACGCCACAGGTAGATCAGGTTCAGTTC